TATCGTATGTCCACTTATCATATAAATGGTTGCCCCAGGCATCCGTAGTCACCTGTGCCAAGGTATCCAAAGGAGAGTCCCAGTCCTCTAACGAGTCTGTGTCTTCACAGAACAAATCCGGGGGGCTGTCACTGTCCGAAAAGGAATTCGAAGGGGTCGTGGCGTCTCCAAGTGGCTCTTGATATTGTGGGCGGAACCACCGTACTGACGTCTGAGACTGCTTCAAAGGGGGCATATGCCCAGAATCGATCCCATAAGGGCTTCGTGCTGGGGTCCAGGTCAGGTCTCCATAAGGTGTGGCATTGGTCCCCATTTCCCGACCAAGCCCGGACCTCGCCAAATCGTCTCGCCAATGCGGGATACTGAGACTCACGCTTACTCCAATCGTACCACAGTCTGGGATGTATGTTAGTCGTAACAACGACCTGTATAGGCGCCCAATCAACATGGCCACCTTTGAACTGCACCCGAACGGGGTAACGATCCAAAAGTCGAAGCAAATCGCAAAGACCAGTATGAGACATCGCGCCAGCGAAGTCATCAAGCAAAGCACAAGGCTGGCCATCATAACCGTCAAACCAGCCACCTTTGCCAAGGCCATTAACCCATAAAGAGTCCAATGGCTTAGTGTCATAAACCAAGCGAGTTTTACCACAGCCGGTCGGTCCATAAAGCAGAGTAACAAGCGGCGGGAACTTGCGCTTATGCGAATACAAAGACAACAGGCTCTGAATGCCTCGATTATAACGGATAAACGTACCAGGCATTTCTTCGGCTATCTCGCGACGGGAGGCCCCACGTTTCGCCATACCGACAAGGCCCTTGAGATCTGACCGGGACCCTTGTTTGGACTTGAATTGACCGAACTCATAGGGGCCATCGAGCCTTGAATCATCCTTCATGCAATAGTCACGAGCCTCTTCGCGAGTCCCACGGCGAACCTCGAAGTGTGCGGACGGGAGAGCCCTCTTCATAGCACCCAAACGGTACTGCTTCTTGAGCTCAACGTAGCCCTGATAGTGTGGAGTGCCAGAGTCACCCTTCTCCAACTGGAGGACACCATACCTTAGCCAGGGTTCAAAGCGATCCCACACGGTCTCAGGAGTGATTGTAGGGTTGTTTAAGGTGAAGCACCAGTTACGCGCTTGTCCAGACATAGCTACTGAAGCTTAGAAACGACGCAGAAGGCCAACTGACAAGTGCACGGGCAGTGGGTCTAAATATGGCCCCAACCGACAAATGCACGGGCTGTGCTCCTAAGAATAGGTCCATGAGCACGTTGGACACATGACTTTTTCAGTCATCGGGAGACCCCTTCACAGTGACAATCAACAAGGAAACCCCCCCTCAACTGGGACGGGACAGAAGTGAGGAGGTAATACTGACTCCTCACTCTTCCGTCCCACTATGAAACGACAACGGTCCTTTCGCAAGTATGGTCAAATGGCAAGGCCCACACGGCCAGCTAAACGTCAACGACGCGCGGCGCCAAGACGGAAACGATCTTATAATGTAAGGTATGGCGGCTTCTTAGGCATTGAAAACAAGTTTTTGGACTGTGCATGGAATGGTGTGACAATTAATTCTTCAACCGACGGAACTGGCGCAGAGCTGCAACCATCAAGTGGATGCACAAGTGCAATTTCAGTTCCCGCACAAGGTGATGGAGAATCTCAACGAGATGGACGAAAATACTGCATCAAAAAAGTGTGGGTGTCAGGCCTTATCGACACCACGGCGGCATCGGATCAAGCGGACTCTGTCGAAATGGCTGGTTGGTATTTTGCTCTCGTACTTGATAAGCAATGCAATGGAGCAACTATTAATAGCGAAGACGTCTACATTAATCCCAGCTCGTCGGCAAGTGCTATCGCACCCCAACCGCTGCGAAATTTGCAACAATCTAACCGATTTACAATCTTGGACAGTTGTTACGTGGAACCGATCGGAATGTACGCATTTAACGACGCCGCAGCAACAGGAAGTTTGTCGGCCCAAAATAGGCCAACGGTTAACTTGAGCTGGAACGCTAAGAAGGGGCGATCCCCAGGCATTATCGTGGAATGCGACGGGACAACTGCTGACGTAGCCTCGGCAACTAACAAGGCGATTCACGTGATCGCATTTAATGCGAACAACACTGCAACTTTTACTTCAACTTTCTTTGGCAAGTCACGACTACGTTTTCAAGGCTAGGTTGTTTTTTATGTCGGTCGCTCGTTCCACTCGCTCGCTTTCAATTTAAACGGAATGTCACGGCTACTAACCGCGGGTCGGCTTCGCTCCCCTTGGTCGTTGTTAAACTTCGAGAACTTTGTTTTTTATTAAATAGGTTTCACTAAATGTTTTCACTGAATGTTTTTCTCTGAATCTTTTTCCTGTAATCTTTTTCCCGGAAGCCAGGTGGCGGGTTTTTATTCTTTTCAAATATAATTACAGAGACCCTAACAGGCGCCAACCCTAACGCCTAACCTTAACCCTAAGCGGCTTCGCCGCACCCTAACATAACATGGTTAATTAATATTCTATTGATCACTATCGTATGTCCACTTATCATATAAATGGTTGCCCCAGGCATCCGTAGTCACCTGTGCCAAGGTATCCAATGGGCACTCCCAGTCCTCTAACGAGTCTGTGTCGGAACACAACAAATCCGGGGGGCTGTCACTCTCCGAACAAGAATTCGAAGGGGTCCATTCTTCGCCAGGTCGCTCGAAAAAGGGTGGGCGAAACCAACGCACCGCTGTCGGACTCGGCCTCAAAGGGGGCATATGCCCAGAACTTATCCCAGAGGGGCTTGGTGGATACGTCCAGGTCTGGTCTCCATAGAGTGTGGCACCGGTCCCCATTTGCCGACCAAGCCCGGACTTCCGCAAATCGTCGTGCCAGTGCGGGATACTGAGACTGACGTTTAGTCCAATCATACCAGAGTCTGGGGTGGATGTTAGTCGTCACAACCACCTGCAAAGGCGCCCAATCCACGTGGCCACCTTTAAACTGAACCCGAACGGGGTAGCGATCCAGTAATCGAAGCAAATCACACAGGCCAGTATGGCTAAGCGCGCCAGCAAAGTCATCCAGTAGGACACAAGGCTGACCGTCATAACCATCAAACCAACCGCCTTTCCCAAGGCCATTAACCCAAAGAGAATCAAGCGGTTTGTGGTCATAAACCAAGCGCGTTTTACCACAGCCAGTAGGGCCATAAAGCAAAGTAACAAGCGGCGGGAACTTGCGCTTATGCGAATACAAAGACAAGAGACTCTGAATGCCTCGGTTATAACGGATAAACGTACCAGGCATTTCTTCGGCTATCTCTCGTCGGGAGGCCCCACGTTTCGCCATACCAACAAGGCCCTTGAGATCTGACCGGGACCCTTGCTTGGACTTGAACTGGCCGAACTCATAGGGGCCATCGAGCCTTGAATCATCCTTCATGCAGTAATCACGGGCCTCTTCGCGAGTCCCACGGCGAACCTCAAAGTGCGCACCAGGAAGGGAGCGTGTCATGCCAGAGAGACGATACGGTTTAGAGAGCTCTACGTACCCTTGGTAGTGCGGTGTGCCAGAGTCACCCTTCTCGAGCTGCAGGACGCCATACTTGATGAACGGATCAAAGCGGTCCCAGACGACCTCAGGAGTGATTGTAGGGTTGTTTAAGGTGAAGCACCAGTTACGTGCTCGTCCAGACATAGCTACTGAAGCTTAGAAACGACGCACAAGGCCAACTGACAAGTGCACGGGCAGTGGGTCTAAATATGGCCCCAACCGACAATTGCACGGGCTGTGCTCCTAAGAATAGGTCCATGGGCACGTTGGACACATGACTTTTTCAGTCATCGGGAGACCCCTTCACAGTGACAATCAACGGGCAACCCCCCCCTCTTTGGAACGGAACAGAAGTGAGGAGGTAATACTGACTCCTCACTCTTCTGTTCCACTATGAAACGAGCACGGTCCTTTCGCAAGTATGGTCAAATGGCAAGGCCCGCACGCCCAGCTAAACGTCAACGTCGCGCGGCCCCAAGACGGAAACGATCTTACAATGTTAGGTATGGCGGCTTCCTTGGCATGGAGAACAAATTTTTGGACTGCGCATGGAATGGTGTGACAATTAACTCGTCAACCGACGGAACTGGCGCGGAGCTTCAACCATCAAGTGGATGCACAAATGCAATTTCAGTTCCCGCACAAGGCGATGGAGAATCGAACCGAGATGGACGAAAATACGTCATCAAAAAAGTGTGGGTGTCAGGCCTTATCGACACCACGGCGGCATCGGATCAAGCGGACTCTGTCGAAATGGCTG